AAACCCTATGGATTCCTCAAGTGTTGGTGGGGCAGGATGCCAACCGATGCTGGCGCCGCAACGCTCTGCTGCCCGTGAACTGTAACGCGTCGTGCTTGGAAAAATAATGCTTAACAACGGGATCGCCCTATGTTATATTAGCAGCGTAAGCAATGGGCGGTGGGTTCGCTCCCGGAGAGGAGCGTACATGTCAACAACGGATATACTCGTAATAGCAAGAATCATTCTCGACGTTATCCGACTGATAGCGGACACCTTCTTCAAAGACAAGCGCAAAAAGAAAAAGAAGAAGTAACGCCGCCCCCTAAAGCTAGAGCGCGACGCTTCCTTCAAGCTATAAACTTGATTTGAGGAGCGGCCCGACCTGCAAGTAAAGCCGTTCATTGCCTACATGGTAGCACAGAAAAGGGGTGATGTCAATACCCGATAGCGAAGCAAAAAAGAAGTGGGACAAGGAAAACACGGTAATAATAAGCTTGAAACTCGTAAAGAGTACCGACGCTGATATATTGTCAGCCCTTGACCCCAAAAGACCCAAACAAACGCAGATTAAAGAATGGATCAGAAAAGCGTTAGAAGCGAAATAGCCGCCGGAACAACCGGCGGTTATTGCTTGGAAAAATAATGCTTGACACAATTACACGTTAATGATATATTGTGTTGCGGAGGTGATGAAGTGAAAAATATCGCGTTCCAAGTCGATGATGAGTTTCATACAGAAGTCAAAATTCAAGCCGCAAAAGAGGGTAAGACAATCAAAGATTACATTATCGAACTTATCAAAGAGGACTTGGAGAGCAAAAAATAGAATACCCTGCACCGTCTGGACAACTGTAACAGGGTATTCACAACAGCACAGAGGTTAATCCATGCTAAAACTGATTATAGCATTGGTGTAGCCTCTAATCAAGACAATTTTTGATGGAGGTATTTTTTCATGCACGAATTAGTCACAGTCCGAGACGGAACGCCGACCACCACGAGCCGCATTATTGCGGAGACATTCAGCAAGCGGCATGATAATGTTGTCCGGGATATTCAGAAAATCATCCGGGATATAGATGTAGATTTTGGTCTCCTCAATTTTGAGGATACCTCTTATATTGACAGTTGGAACAGGGAGCAGACCGAATACATCCTCACAAAAGACGGCTTCATCCTGCTTGTCATGGGGTACACCGGCTCAAAGGCGATGCAATATAAGATTGCCTATATAAACGCCTTTAACAAAATGGAGGCCGCCTTGAAGCTGCCCGCAGACCCCATAGAGGCGCGTATTACAGCTTTGGAGCGTTGCATTGACATGTTGATAGGGAAAATCACGGCGGCACATCCGCAGATCACGGAAGCCCCTTTAATGCTTCCTATGGTGCAATGCGTGTCGAAGCTGAAAGAAGAATGCCCTGGAACGAAATTATCAGTATCGACCATAAAGGGGCTTGTCGCGTATGAGCAGATACCTTTTGTGAGGTCGGGGAGCCGAACCTATATCAATTACAACAAGCTGGTTGAGTATTTGAATGGCTTAAAAATGCCGATATCAGAAGCCGTTATAAAATTGCGGGCGGGAAATTAGCTATCCTCAGCCCGACGTCAGGCCAAACGGAGGGCTGTTAAGAGCCTGCGGGACGGTACCAAGGCGCAGCGCGCGATAACTTTAGCGGCTGCTTCAACAAACGGCAGGCGATCCGGACGCGGAAGCGCCGAGGTGGGGTGCGTTCCCATCGCGCCGGTCACGCACTGCGCCCCCGCAAGGCTCGATAGAGCAGACCGAGCTAACGGGAAACCTGTAAAGAAAAGTCCAGTCCCGGGCGTATGTCATTCCCGAGGGCGGGCCGGGGGCGGCGGATTGGTCACCGCTGCCCTCGATACTTAAAAAATTAGGAGTGATATATAATGGCAACCGTAACAAAGAGAACAGGCAAAACCGGGGACGTATCTTTTTTGATCCGCGCATTCGTCGGATGGGGAGCGGACGGCAAGCAGCTAATAAAATCAATGACATGGAAACCGCCCGCCGGGATGAAGCCGAGCGCGGCCGAAAAGCAGGCGGAAAAAGAAGCCGTATTGTTCGAGGAAAAGGTCAGGAGCGGGACAGTCTCGATCAACGGTAATATCAAGTTCGCAGATTATGCGAAGCAGTTTGTTAAAAACGCCGACGTAAGCAAATCGACCCGCCGAAATTATGAGTTTTGCATGACGCGCACTATAAAAGCGATAGGGCATATCCCGCTCGACAAGCTGCGAGCCGAACATCTGCAGGAGTTTTACAATAATCTCCGCGAGGAGAATGTGAAATACAGCTTGACCGCAACGCCTTATAAGCTGAATGAGATTATTGAGGAGCTGGGAATTATGAGGAAGGAGCTTGCCAAGCTGTCAGGGGTGGCGGCAAGCACGCTAACCAATCTGAAAAAGGGTAAAAGCGTGTCAAAAGAAACGGCCGAAAAAGTGATCAGCGCACTCAAAGCATTAGGAGCCAAAACGGATGAGTGCTTTCTTGACAGCGGCCCTGCGCTATTGTCAAGCAAAACAGTCCATGCTCATCACGTGTTCATTCAAACCATACTGAGGCACGCAAAGAAAACCCGGATCATACCCCACGCCGTAACCGATTTCATAAGCACCCCGAAATACGCCAACAAAGAAACGCCGCATTTTGACGACGATCAAGCGAGCGCGTTCTTGCTTGCGGTTCTGAACGAGCCGGATATACGCAAGAGGACAGCGTTCAGCCTCCTGCTATACAGCGGTATGCGCCGTGGCGAACTGTGCGGGCTTGAATGGGGCGCTGTAGATTTTAATAACAACATCATCCATGTTCGCCGAGCCTCGATATATACGCCGGGATACGGGGTATATGAGGAAAGCCCAAAGACTAAAAAGAGCGCCCGCTCAATAGTGGTGACACCGTTCATTATGGCGATTCTGCTTGAATACCATGAATGGTGGACGGATTACAAGCAAAGCATTGGGGATGTGTGGACAGGCGAGAGCGACAGGCTATTTATACAAAGCGACGGAACGCCGATACACCCTAACACGATAAACGGATGGCTTCGCAAATTCGTCAGCAAAAATGAGCTGCCGGAAATATCGCCGCACGGCTTGCGCCACACGTTCATTACGCTGCAAGTTGCCGCCGGGGTGGATATCCGCACCCTGCAAGCCCGGAGCGGCCACGCAAACGCTACGACCCTGCTGAACGTATACAGCCATGCGATACAGAGCGCACAAGAGAAAGCCGCAGACAAGATGGACAAAATGTTACTTCCTGAGTCAAAAGCGCCGGACATCGTTATAGACGGTTGAGTTGAACAAAAGTTGAACAAAAGACAAAAACCGCCATGAAAAAGGGGTGGTTTTTGCTTATAAAACCCTGTGTTTGCAACGCTTTACACATGCCAGTAAAATGTTTGACTATATTAACACCGATCACACAGCCTCTATGGCCAGAATCGCCGATTATGAACGGAAGGAAGTTTTACTCGGTCATGGCCTGTCCGACCCGGAGGATTTGGAAATATACTCAATCCGGATCGGCAAGCTGACGGACGACAAGACGGACTTCAAAGGGGCTGCTGAAGCATATTTCAAGGATCATCCGTACAAAAACGCGGAAAATCCGCCAAAGTCCCCGCCCGGCGCATTGCTGCCCGGTTATGTGGGGCCGAAGAATCCGAAGAACCATCTGCCGACGCAAAATCTGACGCAGGCGATCTTCGGAGGGAGAAAGTGAAAAAGAATAAAAAACGGAGGTAAAAAATGCCTATTCTAAGATCAGATACAGAGGGCTTGATCCCGGAGCAGCACTTGCCGGAAATCATGCAGGGGGCTATCGCGGATTCGGTCGCGCTGTCGATGTTCAGGCGACTGCCTGACATGTCGAGCAATATGCTGTCGATGCCCGTCTTGGCAAGCTTGCCAAATGCCGGCTTCGTAAACGGCGAACCCGGCCACAAGCCTGTAACGGCAGCGGCATGGGAGAAGAAGACCATCAAAGCAGGCGAGATCGCGGCTGTCGTGGCGATACCGGACGCTGTAATCGATGATGCACTGGAGAACGGACATGACCTGTTTGGGCAGCTTATGCCGCAGATAACGCAATCCATAGGCGCGGTCATAGACGCGGCTATCATATTCGGCGACGGGAAGCCCGCAGACTGGCGCGAAAGCATCTACGACAGCGCGGACGCGGCCGGCGCGGTCATTGCGTCCACCAGCGACACGTTCCTTGACATCTTCGGGGAAAGCGGCGCGATAGCAAAGGTGGAGAATTCCGGCTACGTCCCCAGCGGCATAATTTCGTCAGTGCCGATGATGGGCAGGCTGCGCGGCCTCAGAGACGACAACAGGCAGCCGCTGTTCATGCAGCAGACTGCACAACCGTTGCAGCAAGCCCCGGGATACGCGCTAAACAGCATCCCAATGATATTTTCAAGAAACGGCGCGTGGGACACTACGAAGGCCGGGCTACTTGTGGGTGACATGTCACAGGCGGTATTCAGCATCCGGCGTGACATCTCCTATAGACTGGACAGCAGCGGCGTCGTAACAGACCCAACGACAAAAGAAGTCATACATAACCTGATGCAGGAAAACATGACGGCGCTGATCGTGTGGATGCGCCTTGGCTGGGAGTTGCCGAACCCCGTAAACGCATTGCAGCCTGACGGCTCGGTGAGATTCCCTTTTGCTTTCTGCGCAGCATAGCGCGAAGATCAAGAGCTTTCACCACAGCAGACGGGCGGCCGTTTTACACAGCAGACGGCAGGCCGTTTCACGTAAGGGGGTAGAAACATGTGGGCAAACGTACAGTTTTACACGAACGAATACCTATCCGGAGGCCCACCGTCAATACCGCCCGGCGAGTTCCCGCGCTGGAGCCGCGCCGCCGAAACGCGCATCAATTGGCGGCGCGTTACTCTCGCGGCAGTACCGGAATACCTGAAGCTATGCGTCTGCGAAGTGGCAGAGCTGCTGTACCGGGCAGAGCAGGGGCCAAAGCCGGGGGATCTGATTTCGGAATCGCACGCGTCGTACAGTTGGAGGGCACAGGAAGCGAAGCCCGCCACCGACACCAACGCCGAAATAGGTACGGTGATAATGAAGCATCTGGCGGGGACGGATCTGCACAGCGAGTTTGTGAGCAGGGCGGTGTAACATGAATAATGCCAGATTAAGGCCGCCGAACGTGCGGCGACCGGTTACTATCTACTGCCGATGGCAGAACCCCGACACAGGGCTGGTTAAGCCGTTCAGGCGCGTCTTACGCAACGTTTACTTTTCAGAAGAGTCAAATTCCGTCGCACTCAAAACGGGCATGATAGTCAAAGAGCTTCTATTCCTGCAATGCTTTCTTGATCCGGGCATGTCGTACGTGCCGGTCCATGAATGGAACGGGCTGACTGAGGCGGGGCTTGACGGAAAATGGACTGCCGACGACATGCAGCCGCAGTCAATCGTCGTACCTTACGAGACTAATCACGAATTCGACTGGGGCGACGACGACGATGTGACAGACGCGGAAAACGCGTTTGTCACGGCCACGCCGGGAGCTTTGCGCGTCCAGAAGGTCGAACCCCGGCTTATCGGGACAGAACGTGCGCAGCATGTTTCTTTGAGGGCTTAGCCATGAGCATGAAAATTACAAGAAAACTCATTTCAAAGAGCGAAGCCGGCGAAGTATACTTAGACTGGTATCCTGAAGCCGAAATCAACAAAGCGTTCCGCACGGGCAGCAGCGTGCAGCAGGCTTGGGATAGGTATCTAATAGGAGAGTTTGAACCATACGTGCCGATGGAAACGGGGATGCTGAAGAACTCCGCGATGCTTGCGACAACCATCGGCAGCGGGGAAATAATCTACCATACCCCTTATAGCAGGTATTTGTACTATGGGAAAGTTATGGTCGATCCCGTGACTCGACGGGCGGGGTTTGAAACCCCTGACGGGTGGAAGTCAAGGCGGGGCGTTACAAAAGTCCTGCTCAGCGACCTCGGATTGCCGGACCGCGACCTGGAATACAGCGAGGCCGTAAACCCAAAAGCAGGCTCGTTCTGGGACAGGCGCGCCGAAGTCGACCGTTACGATGAATGGAAGAAATTTGTCGCGGGGATCATTGCCCGCGAGTTTGGAGGTGAATGATGGCTTTTGCACCAATGAAGTATATGGAACCGCTCAAGGCATTTCTTGAGGCGTATCCGGCACTTGAGCCGGGCGAAAAGCTGTCCGTAGATTATTTAGACATAGACCCAAGGAACCCGGGCGGGCCGACAGGCAGCGCCGTTACTATAGTCGGCGGAACATCTTCAAAAACAGGGGACGTCTTGAGCGGGATCGTGCGCGACTGCCAAGTGGATATGATACTGTCGCTGCGTCGCCATACAAACAGCAGCGCGTCGCGCCGCAGCCTCGGCGACTTCATTATCAACTACAGGATGTGGATTGATTATGAGGAGGACATGAGGGGGACCTCCAACGAGAACCCGCTTCTGCCGCGCTTCGGGGACACGGCGTATGAGTCCATCAGCGCGGGCGGGGGGACGCAGACGGGCATCGCCCTTGAGCCGGGCATCGACGAGTACAGCATACAACTAAAAATCCGGTACCAGAAAATGCGGGAACCGGAATACCATTAAAACTATACTGAAAGGATGATAGAAAATGCCAGACGTTTTCACGCTTACATCAGAAGCCCTAAGAAACTCAATGATCCTCTATGTGGACGTATCCGACCAGACGGGCACATGGAACCCGACGAACGCGGAATGGGAGCCGCAGGGTTACAAGACAGAGGACGCCGCGCTCGAATTCAATCCAGAAAAAACCACGGTCACGGACATACTAGGCGACACCTACACGACCGTGGAGAAGCTGGAGCGCCAGATGTCGTTTGAGCCGAACACAATCCGCCCCATCGCGAACCGGGGCAAGATGAACCAGCTCCTGCATGAATACACCAGGCGCGGCCAGCTTTCCAAAATGCAGGAGTTCAAGGTCATGCTCGCGTACGGGTACATCAGCACGACTTCAGGCACACCCGCCGTAACGTCGTATGAAGCGGACGTATATCCCGCGTCCACGATAACGCCGCAGTCGCTGGGAGGGTCGTCACGCGTAAACTTCCCTTACGACATAGACCTCGGCGGCGAGCCTATCTTTGGCACCGTGAACCAGATGCTGCCCGCGCCGACGTTCACGCCGGAGGCATAGCGCAATGAGGATTAATGTAATACGCGCATATGCGGACAGAGAGACCCGCTTCAGAGTTGAGGCGGGTTCCGCTTTGGATGTGACTGACGCGCGAGGTACAGAACTTGTCGCAAAGGGCTTTGCGACATTGAGTGCTGAGAAAGAGGAAAGGGGTGGGGACGAATGTCTGCAAACAAGCGGAGTATCAGCGGAAAGTCGCACAGAAAAGAAGTCGAAGTCATAGTCGCGGGAGAGATCATATGCACAGTGAGGTATAACCCGAGGAGCGAAATCTTTGTCCGCGATGTTTCGCGGTTGGTGCAAGCTTTGAACGATTTGGCGCAGATGCGCGGTATCGACCTTCCCGAATTACCTGAAATCGATGATTGGGACAAAGACCTAACAGTTCTTGATAGCGCCAGTGATTCGCTCGGCGAGGTAGCCGACAAGTTCGACACATTCATTGCCGCCGCAGACAAAATAATAGGAAATGGCGTTACGGAGGCAATTATTGCCGAGGACGACGAAAACATGACCTTGTTCAACAAGGTATTCAACCCCATCTTCGAAGAATACGGCGAAGCGCGGCGCACTAAAATTGACAAATACCGTGCAACGCCAAAGGCGGCCACAGGCTCACCGTTGCCCGAGGTTACGCCTGACCCCGATCCGCCAAAGACAGTAACCGACGCAGACACTGCTGCCCTAAAATGAGCCGACTTACTGATTACCGCGTCAAACCTCCGGAGGTCGTTGAGATCGACGGCGCCGAATACATGCTAAACGGCTGTTTCCGCAACTGCATCCTAACGCTCGAAGCCCTGCTTGACACAGACCTGATGGATTGGGAAAAAGTCGAGCTTGTGATGGACAACATGTACGCGGAACCGCATCCCGAAAACACTGCCGAGGCGGTGAGGCTTGCCCTCGATTATCTCATGCAGGGCCGTGAGGTGCGGGATGAAGACAAGAACCGCCCCGCAGTTATCGACTTCCGGCAGGATGGGCAGCTTATATACGACGCGTTCCTGCTAAAGGGCATCGACCTCGACAAGTCCGGCATGACATTCTGGGAATTTCTCGCGCACCTGCGTGAATTGCCGGAAGGATGCACGCTGAGCCGCTACGCCTACTGGCGGCAGACGCCGATGGGCAAGCTGACCAAGGGCGAGAGGGACCTGATAAACAAAATCGGGCATGACGAGGTGTTTTTGAAGAAAGCGGGGGCGACAGATGACCTATTCAGATGAACGCGGGACGTACATATGGCGCTACGTGGGCGGGAAACGCGTCAAAATCTATACCGGGCAATCGCTGTCCGAGGCGATGATAGAGTCCGGCAAGTTCCCGTCCATGAAAAAAAGCTTGCCGGTTAGCGGCACAAGTGCTATAATGCAGGTAAACGCGCAGGAGTTCGCAAAAGCAATTGCCGAAGCTAAAGCTAGCTTGCCGGCGAAGCACGCTTGGCGCGTTGACGCCAAAGATGCAAGCGAATACGAGGACAGCAAATGCTATGTCTCTAAAGGAGGCTCCTGCGTCGCCGTCAAACCGAATGGAGACATAGTCTCGGTGTGCAAGAAGGCGGGAGATGCCGTTCGCGGCGTTGACCTCATTGAGCATGCTGTAAAGAATGGCGGCGACAGGCTTGACGCGTTCGGGCCTGATTTGTATAGTTTTTATACAAGAAATGGGTTCGAGCCCGTTAGTTGGACACCCTTTAACGCGAACTATGCGCCACAAGGTTGGATTGTAGGCGCTTATGGGAAAGAGCCGATATTATTTTATAAATACACAGGCAAAAAATCTAAAAGAAACTTTGGCAACTTTCTTATACATACTGCGCCGCACCTAGGGGATAACGGCTATAGTGACGCGATGGCAGCAAGAGACGGAGGTATGTAGTTATGACAGGCACAAAACAAAAATTGCCAACATTGGCAGAATACACGGACATTATAAAAAAAGACCTTGAGCGTTCTCTATCAAATCTTAGTGATGCTGAGTTCGACAGATATATGCGAGACAAAGAAACAATAGATATGATTAAGCAAAGTTATGAGCGCGCCGAAACAGAGTACGAAGCTGGCAGAATAACGTATGATGAAGTCGTGATTGGCAGCGCATCCAGTGTAAGTTACGCCCTTGACTTAATGTATTAGCTATAGCCATATACGCAAACCACAGGCATAAACATAAAAGACTGACATAACCCGTCGGTCTTTTTGTTTTGGGCAAGTTCCATAACCATTTTTGCAATTTCCTCAACAAGCGAAAGGGGCGCGTGATAGACATGGCCGACTCACGAGTAGTCATAGACACAAAACTTGACAATCGCGGCATTATCAAAGGCGTCCGCGACGCCGCGCGGAAGATTCAGGTCCTTGCAGATGAATATAAAAAGACCTCCGGTGCGGTCAAGGAGCAGGAGGCGATTGTCGCTAAGCTTAAGCGCCAATACGATGAAGCGGCAGCAGCTGCCAAGGAAGTGATTTTTGAAGTCGACCCCAAGCAGCTTGAGGTGATGAAGAAAGCTTCCGATGAAGCGATGAAATCGTTTTTGGAGCAATCAGGTAAACTGACAGAATTGCGCCAAGAATCAGCAACCGCTGAAAACGAAGCGAAAGCCGCGCTGAATGAATCTCTTTCGGTGCGTAGAGAATATAACGAGGCGATTAAAGAGCAGTCGAAAGCCGAATCGGAATATAACAAGACTGCGAAAGAAACGGCGGCGGCAGTCAAGGAACAGGCTAAGGCGGTCAAAGAGCAGATAAAGGCGGGGTCTGAATATAATAAGGCGGTCAAGGCTAAAGCAAGGGCTCAAGCAGAGCAGTCAAAAGCAGAGGCGGAGCATAACAAGGCGATTTCCGATAGGGCAAAGGCAATCGGTGAACAAGCGGAAGCGCTTAGGCATCAGGGCAAGGCGGAATCAGGCCAGCAAGACGATGCAAGGAACAGGGTAAAAGCCGCGCGCGAGGCAGCGACAGCGGCTATCGAAACGGTTAAAATCACAGGCAGACAGGTTGATGCCACGCGCGAAGCTGCGAAAGCAAGCGAAGAAAATGTTAAGATTTTTGAGCGACAGGCGGAGCTTGCACGAAAATCCGCAGAAGCAGCGGGGCAAAAGGTTAAGGATTTGGAGCAGCATTCCGAGGCCATGAAAGCGACAGCGGCAGCAGCCGGAGAAAGCGCCAAAGCCCTAGAGCTACAGGCAGAAGCTGCTCAAGAAGCTGCGAGAGCTGCAGAGGAAGGCGCTAGTGCGGCAGAACGGCAATCAGCAGAAGCAATATATGAGCAAGCGGAATATGTTGCCCGATTGGAGTACGAATGGAGTAACGCTACCAAGGCGTACCTTCAATATCGCGACTCAGCAAAGGAAGGGAACAAGGAAGCCGCAGACGAGGCGGAGAGGCTGTCGGGCGAGCTTGAAGCCGCTGGCGAAGTGCTGTCAGAACTAAACGGAAAAGCGGGCAATCTTGCCGACGCGATGGAGCGGGTGCGGGCGGGTGCTACATTTGGCTTTACCAATCAAGCGAAGCAGGCTCAGGAAGACATCGCAGCATTCGAGGAGTCGCTGCAGCGCCTTAATAACCAGCTTGCGGAAGAACAGGACCCTGCGACCATTATTGCCCTCCGGTACGAGATACAGGCTACAGAGGAAGCCTTTGACAAGTTCATGGGCAGCATATCGCAGCCCGTCGCCGACATCATGCAGATACGGGAGGTCGAAGCCCGCCTAGAATCCGCGCGCAATAAAGTCGCAGGCTTGCAGGCACAGTTCGACCAAGCAAAAGCCGACGGGGATCCTCTCGGCTTGGCGCGCATGGCAATTGCGCTGAATAACGCGAAGAACGAAGCAGGGATGCTTGAAGCCGAGCTTCGGAAGTTGCAGGACGCCGACCTCGGGGTCTCGCAAGAGGGCGCGGAACGGGCAAGGACAAGCTTGGAAAGCATCGGAAAGGCTGCGCAATCTACCGCCAAGAGATCTGTTGCCGCGTTGCGCCGTATAGGCTCTGGCGTCGCCGTAATCGCCGCAGGCGCTGCGGGCGCTGCACGTGGGTTGGCACGAATGTCTCGCAACCTGCTTGGCGTTGGGCGCAGTAGCCGCCGCGCGTCAAACGGGTTAGAGCGCATGTGGCGGCGCATGCGCAATATCGCTTTGACCGCTTTAGTGTTTGGCGTCATGCGAAGAGCGCTTAACGGCTTGGTGCGCGACTTGGGGCGGGTTCTCATGGCAAACGAACAATTCGCGCGTTCTTGGAACGAAATTCGCGTAAACATGTTGACCGCATTTGCGCCGTTGTGGGAAGTCATACAGCCGGCAATCATCAGTTTTATGCAACTTTTGGCGAAGTTCACTGCCGTGTTGGCACAATTTATGGCAACACTGTTTGGGCGCACGATCCAGCAGGCGCGCGCAAGCGCAAAAGCACTTAACGAACAAGCCAAAGGGCTGGACAAGGTCGGCGGAGCGGCGAGCAAGGCGCAAAAACAACTCGCGCCCTTCGATGAGCTGAACATTTTGAACGATCTCGATACGGGCGGTAGCAGTGGCGCGGACGCGCTTGACTTTGATTTCGAGCCGCCCGATATTTCGTGGATGGATGAGTTTGTTGATAAGCTCAGAGACTTTTTCAAAGACACTGATTTTGAGTATTGGTTTGACCTTGGGGCATTAGCGGCCACTAAATTTGCAGAAGCGCTCAGAAAAATACCGTGGAATTCTATACGAACCGGGGCGAGAAATGCCGGTATAAACCTCGCGGGATTTATTGGCGGCATGTTGTCCAATGTGGACGCTATAGAAATGGCAGGCTATACCATAGCGCAGTCATTAAATACAGCATTGGAATTTTTGTATGGGTTTGGTTCACGCTTCCCGTGGGCCGATGTCGGATATGCGATAGGAAGAGGCATAAACAAGTTTTTCAAGACGTTTGACTGGGGCTTGGCGGCAAAGACGTTCAACGTGTGGGCGCGAGGCATACTTGATTTATTGATAAAATCCATAACCACAGTTGACTGGCCATATATCGGATGGCAGATAGCGGATTTCTTAAATGGCATAGATTGGTTCGGGATATTCACAAGAGCGGGCAGCTTTGTGGGCGAAATAGTAAATGCTATAGCCCGTGTTATTGGCAACTTCGCAAAGACATTTGATTGGCGCGACCTTGGGTTTAGCGTGGCGGCGGGCATAATGTCCTTTTTCGGCACGATAGACTGGGCCGGGTCGGGTTCAGCGATAAGCGGCATGGCGTTGGACCTTTTGCATGCGATCGGAACAGCTATTCGCGAAACCGATTGGGCACAAATTGGGCTGGCTTTAAGAGAGTTTTTAACTAACATAAACTGGCACGAAGTAATTATGAGCGTAGCCGGGCTGGCCGCAGACGCAATTGCGGCGCTGTTTGAACTGCTTTCGGCGGCGCTGGGTGAAACGTTCGCGTTCCTTGAGCCTTTAGGCGAGTTGATCGGCGGGGTAATTGTGGGCGCGATAAATATACTCGTTGAAGTTGTCTCATTCCTGATCGAAAACTTTGAATTTTTATTGTTTGTACTTTTGCCTCTTACCGCCGCATTTGTTACGTTTAAGGCGACACTGGCGATACAGGCACTAATCAAAGGGATAGCATTGGCGCTTCAAACCTTTTCGCTTAAAGCGGCGCTGGCTGCGGCAAAAACATGGCTTTTGAATACAGCATTGCTGGCTAATCCAATAGGTTTAGTTGTTGCCGCTATTGCGGGGATTGTAACCGCGCTCGTATTGCTTGTGAAGAACTTTGATAAGGTAAAAGAGGGCGCAAAGAAAGCATGGGAAGGCATAAAGGCGATTTGGGATAAGGTGCTTGATTTCTTCCGAGGCATCGTAAATGGCATAAAACGCATATTTGGAATTAGGTCGCCTTCGACCGTCATGGCAAACATGGGCATATCAATAGGTGATGGGCTCATAAACGGCATCAGGGGCAAAATCGGCGCGATAACGGGCGTGATTGACACTGTTTTGTCGGGAATAACATCTGTACTAAGCGGCGGGATAAGTAAAGTCAGAGAAATAGGCGGCAATATCGCAGGTGCCATAGGCGCGGGAATGTCGAATGCTAAAGACGCTGTTGTCAACACGGCAAAAAGCGTAGGCAATTCAATAGTAAACGGTGTTAAAAGCGTTCTGAAAATAAGCTCACCTTCAAAGGTGTTTACGAATATCGGCAAAAATCTTACAAACAGCCTTGCGCTCGGTATCAATAGCTCAGCAAGATCAGCGCAAGACGCCATTTCTGACACAATAGCTGAAGCGGATGTCGGCAATTTAGAGCAACACGGACGGGAACTTGGCGCGAGTTTACTTACAGGCTTAAGGTCCGCGTACAATCCAATCATGGATTTTTTCAAGACGCTTATGGCGAATATACAAAGCATTGTATCGTCTGCGCTGCCGGTCATATCGCCCTCTGTCGCAAACATAAAAATTCCCGAACTGTCGCGCGGTGCCATAGTGGATAGCGTGACAATAAACTTTATTATCGAAAAAGGCCGTACTTCCGGGGTTGCCGCAGAATCCAATGATACTTTTGCCGGTTTGCAGAGGCTACAGGAAGAGCAGGAAATAACTAATAGCCTATTACGTGAAATGATAGAAGCCTTGCGGGCCGGTATGCGCGTAAGCCTTGACGGACGAGTGATAGCAACAGCGGTCAACGCGGTCAACATTAGCTCGACAAGGCGCGGCGAAAGGGGGCTGTCTAACGCATGATACTACTGGTGGATGGGCACGACCTGCTGAGATTCATACTTGCCGGGCAGTATGAGGTGGAGCGCAATGATCTGGAAGGCCCTACAACAGGGCGCACGTTGGACACCATGCTATGGCGCGATTATTTAGGCTGGAAACTGAAGGTGTTAACACGGATGAAGCCGCTAACTATTGACGAATGGGGACACATAGAGCATAACGTATTGCGCGGAAAGAAAGAATTAACAGTCACATTTGAAGATTTTGGACGAGTGGCGACGCATCGTATGTTTAGTTCATCGTTTCGCGGTACGATATCGACAATCTCGGGTAAGCGCATAGGCGCGGCAGTCAACTTTACCATGTATTAACACAGGGCGCGTTGCAAGATATTCTACGGGGGTGAAGCCGCATGGCGGATGAGTACAGAGCCGTGATCGGCGGAAACACTTACAACCGGAATCAAATAGAGCGTATCGAAGCCCTGAATAATGTGATGACCTCAAACTTTGAGATCGGGAACGTCATTTCAGGGCAGCTTAATATAACGATTTGTCCCATATACGGAGACCCGCCGCGCAACGCCAAAGTGGAATTGCAAATGCGACGCGACGGCGGAACATGGGTGGAAAAAGGACATTATTTTATTTCGCTCCGCGATGAGGACTTGAGTAAGACTTGGCTTTCGCTGACATGCTATGACGCAGCCTATGGCTTTGACGCGCCATTTAGGCCGCTAGGGCAGTTTCCCATATGGCCTATGACTGCGGAAGCGGTATTACGGGCCTTAACCAGCGCGCCGTGGAACTTGGAACTTGACCCGCGCAACCAGATAATAAATTACTCTTTCGAGTATGAAGAAGGCGAGGATATCACAGTCCGAGAAGTTCTGAGTGATATTGCAACTGCACATGCGGGAAATTTCACAATGACCGACAAAGGCTTACTATACCTCTGCCCCGCATATACGTCAGCGCGAACCCACAACCTTGGATTATCTGTCCAAAACTTCATCGCCAAAAATGACCCGTTCCAAATCGGGCGCGTCACGATGTATATTGACGAACTGGAACACTTTTCTGCCGGGGAAGGCTTGGGATTAGAACTTGCAATAAAGGATTTCCCGCATGCGACAGAAGCAATGGCGGATGATATCTTTGAAAAGCTGAAAGACTACGTTCACGTCCCTTATGACGCGCAGATGGCATATATTGACCCGACGTTCGAGCTCGGAGACGTAGCGATCATAAATGGACAACCATACTCTATCAATAAATATCGTACCTACTACAGCGGATTGACAGCAAGCGACATATCTAACCCCGGCGGCGACGAGATAGACGATGAGTTTGGTACGGCGCAACGCGTTCTCGGCAGGATGTCAAATAGGGGCGTTCGCGATATAATCGCGCAGACTTTCAGGCTTGAATATGACTACAACGAAAACGATATTTGGGTTGCGCAGGAAGAGCGGGAAGTCGCGCGAATTCACCGCGAAGAAAAGCCTGTGGAGTTTTCGAGACCAACGGAGGCGCGCGGGCTGTTTCTCGTATCGTTCCATGCTGCTGAAGCAACGACAGTCACTGTCCGGATTTATGTAAAAAACCCTGTTGGCGAAGCGCAGACGCTTTACACGCCTTACATTAGACACGTCGGACGCGGCAACAACGAAATAAGCATAGCTCATTCATATTTGAAGCTTGCGATGGGCGAGCATGAGTTTCGCGTTACAATCCAATGCACAACAGGGCGACTGCTTGTCAGACCTCGCGCAGTCAAATACACAATAGACGCGCTGTTTATGGGTGCGCCGCCGCAACTGCCGTATGATGTGCGCGACGTGACACTCAGGCAAGCGGATATGTCGGTCGAGCCGCAGAACATATATGCGATAGCCGTAGATGAAGAAGACAAACTTGTAATTCTCAGGACACGATACAGGAAAGGTCATTTCCTTGGCGGCGCTGCATTTGTGCCGATGTTTCGAGATGCATTCCCAACAATAACCGCCAAAGAGGCAGCGATAGAATTTAACGGCGTATTTCAGCTAATGGGCGGGTCGGCAAAGCACACGCTCGTCACCGATGATAAACCATATATATTCTGGATTGATGACGATGACCGTCTCTGGTGTCAATACGGCGACGAGGCGTTTACACGCGCGCAACTCGCGTCTCAAACCCTGCGCCTCTCTGTCGTGCGCGGATGGAACTCGCTTGAGTTCCCGGACCATGATACAGGGCTTATTGTGGCATACATCAAATATAACGGTGCAGTGGCATACAGATGCTTTATGAACACCCCGGCACTGCAAGGCGTTTGGACGCCTGAAGAAATACTGGATGAAGCCGGGGAAGACAACACTTGGGTGCATGTCCACAGGCTCAACGATTACCGCATTGGCTTTTCCGTTACCGGCATAAACAAGGAGTTCATTACGCCGCGCTTCCTTGTTGGGCAGGGACTAAAACCGGAACATAACGCATTATCTATAGATGGTGTATCACAATTCTGGATGATGGAAGAATCTGCCGAACCACTTAGAATCGAGTCCGTGGATTACGTCGATAATTTCAATATCGTGGTAACGTGCAATTATCCGTTCGAGTTTCATCCTGACAGGGTCTCACCACCGGGCCAGACATTAGTTGTCACACAAGGTACAGCCCGTACGATTAGCGCAATGCATATCGAAAACGGCGCGCTGCGGCTCGTATTAGCTAATCCTGTGTCAACTTACGCCGATTGGACGATACAGGGACACGCGCTTACATTTTTACGGTACATAGTAAATGAACAAGGAGAAAGACCTTATTGGCTGGGTTCGCCGGTCCTTACGATACCGGGAACGCCGCTTGAGCTTGCGCCGGAACATAACGCTCTCAGAATAGATACCGATGTTAGTTTTGAGCATGATGAAATAATTCGGCGGACTCATGACCAACCGGGCGACCACAATGCGCTTAGTGTGGACACAGACGTTGTATTTGAGCATCAACAAATATTTTATCCAATACATAACCAACCCGGCGACCATAACGTGCTCAGAGTTGATACGGAAGTACAATTCGGACACACGCCAATAGGCACAGACCCATTATAGGAGGGAACTATGGAACAAACTGCGAAAAACAACTCACAAAAGACAATCGTACGTGCAAAAGTTGGCGTAGAGATTCGCAATACCTTTGACTTTGAGCTAAAGAACACAATGACGGGCGAGGTGAAGCATTACAAAAGTCATAATATTGTGTTGGACACATTTATTAACGCCTTAGTTACGGCTGCAAGTATACTTCAGATAACGACTATTTATATTGGGACCGGCACGGGCACATTAAGCCCTGCAAGGACCTCATTATTTAATCAATTGGGATCGTTTCAAACAGGTAACCCAGTGTCGTCCAACACTTCATCCACCCCCGCTGTTGTAGTATATTCGATTACCTTAAATGAAACCCAAGGTAATGGGAGCCTTACAGAAGTAGGGCTTGTTTCGGCAAGCTCAGGGCTGCTTACCCACTCGCTTATTACAGACTCGGAAAACAACCCAATAACAATAACGAAAACTAACTTAGATATCTTAACCATTCGCGCGACGCTTTATGCGTCATTTGTTGTCGGCGACAGCCCTGATTTTATAATGCCCCGGTTCCCCGGAATGGCGGCGGTTGTACCACAAGATGCGCCGGTTGCCATAATGGAAAACGCTCGCATCCTTACACCGGCGTTGGGCTTGGCTTCACCATTTAATCCCAGCTCTATACGTTTTTTAGGTACATACAAAAAAGGAAGGCATCTAGACATAAGCTATGCTGTGACAACGCCTCATGCTCGATCTTTTGTCACAGATGTGGCGGGTACTGTATCACGCATTGCCGGGGAAAGAAGGGTTCGAACTAGCGCAACTGTTGCCGCTGGAAGCGCCAATTTCGGCGATGCCTATTTAATAAAAGCGATTCGCATTGCAGGATATGGTGAGATACAATTTCCGAATCCGCGCTTGTTTCCGCGCAAATCGCTGGAGCTAACTGTAGGCGTTGGTGATGGGATAACGACAGATTTCAATTTACCTTTTCCGCAATGCAATACAGGCGATGAAGAAATTTACGTAGACGGCATATTGCAACCGCGTGGAACTTATGATTTTAATGGGAAAAATATGACATTTTCGCAAGCGTGGCGAAGTATGGATGTTGAATATTTGATGGATGGTTCGGGCTTTGCTCGGACAACGACTGGCTCCTATTGGCCGTTTTTTCCTTCGGGAGTTGTTGCTGCAAACCAAACCCACTTCGCCGCGGATGCCGGGAACCCGTATGTTTACGACTTTGGTGAGCCTGTAAAAGTAAATCGGGTACAAGGTTCGCTTGCTTCTAACCTTGAATATTCTCATGATAATGTAACGTGGACGCGCGTTATTACTAATCAAACAAACGTATCTTTCGACATTGTTGAAGCGCGATATTGGAGATTTTGGCCTACATCGCATCCTTCTTCATCAAATGTTTCGCCGTCACCCACATCTATGCTTTTCGCTTTTGACGAACTCCGCGATGGATTAATATTTGATGTCCCGCCGCCGGAAGATGCGGTTATCACCGCAAAAGTTACATCAGATTATCCATGGAAAAACGCAAACTGGCAGTTAGGCGTAGTTGTGGACTTCTATATAAACAGGGCGTGATATTATGCGTTTTGATATTGAATACACCGTAGACCTCGAACCCGCCGGCATGCAAACTGCCATGTTCGGGAATGAGCCGGACAATACGCTTATACAGTATCATATGGCAGGCGATTACGCGGAAAACCGGTCAGCGAAGATAACTCAAGGACAGTATGATACGTTGGCAGACGACCTAAAAGACGAGCCACCGCGCATGACGGGCGCACCGGTAAGCCGGATAGGCGTAAAGTCACTTGTGGGGCTGGGGGCGTACGGATTCTACGTTTCTCAAAACGAGCAAGGTGTGTACACTCGAATATTGATTCCGATAAACGTCAAGTCCGGCGGACCGCCGCCGACACTGCTTGAATTAGGCGAGACTGACACAACGCTGACGTTCAGCATTCGCAACCCGGATATAATCGACTACGAATGCTTCCGGCTGACCTTCCGGCAAGGGAACTTCGCGCATGAGTTCATCTCATATGATTTGGCGGGCGAGGTTGAAAAACCATTCGACATGGAAGGCGAGTATAGTGTAACGGTCATAGGGTATAAAAATGAGATAAGCGAATTTAGCGAGCCGACTGAGCCTGTTGATTTTACTGTAGAGAAACGTTCGGATGCGCCGCCTGACATTCCATATATTGACATGGAAGCAGTAAGAGAAGCGATAGCCCAACAGATAGCTACAATCAGTAACCGCCTATTACCGCCGGGCGGAGTTATGAACGAGTCTCTTGTGAAAGCATCTGATGACAATTACGATGCCGGATGGTCACTGATTGAAGGCGGTACTGGCGGTGGGATTGAAGAAGCGCCTGTCGATGATGGTCTTTATGGACGCAGGAACGCCGCATGGGAAGCCATTCCGGGATTCGCACCCCCGCCTCCCGTTGTTATATCAGCTATAGCAAGTCAGTTTTGGTCATCCGCACAATATCCTACGTTTCATGCACCGTGGAATGCTGTTGAAGAATTGCTAGATAGTGTCGATGGCGGAGGGGGGTGGCTGACAAACACTGGTATTTCAACAGGATGGATTAGAATAGTTTACAACAAAGCATGGCGCGCAATTTCTGTCACACTTAGAGCGACCCCGGATGAGCCTGGTTGGATGCCTCGAAATTTTCAAATTATAGGAATTGGCGACGCTAATGCGAATTCGCCGAGAGAAACGCTCGCTACTTTCGTCGATCTCCCCGTTTGGGGAAACGGTCAAGTGCGAACATACACCTTTGATAATAACGCAGAATACGAAGCGTACGAATTGAACATCCACGTATCGTCATCAACGCGCATATATGTAAATAGAATTCAATTCGACTACCCGATAACGTCTGATCCAAGATTGGAAGAAATCGAAGGCATGATCAAAGCTTTGATTCAGCAGCACAACGCAAGCGAGACATCCCATCCTTATATTATTGCGTTACTTGATGAGGTCATGGAGTTGATAGACGCATGGGAAGGTGGAGGCGGGATTCCTGACGATTGGTTGGATATAGTGAAAGCGCTAATCGCTCAGCATAACGTCGACCTTGACGCCCATCCCTATATCCGTGCTTTGCTCGGCGAACCCGTCGTTCCCGGACCGCCGCAAAACTTAGAAGCCGAACCGCTTCTAACAACGATCAACTTGCGTTGGTACGAGCCTGCATATAGCGAAAGTCCTATCGAAGGGTATCAGGTATCGCTAGACGGCGGTCAGTGGCTTGACGCGCCTACTAACACCTATTCCCTCACGGGTCTAAACAGGGGGCAAACATGCCGGTTTAGAGTCAGGGCTGTAAATGAACATGGACATGGCGAACCAGCCGTCATAATGGTAACGACAAGACCGGGGGCAACTTCCGCCACGGTAAGTTCTTTTTCAATGACCGCCCATAGGGGCGACGAAGTCCTTACAGACCCAACAACACAAATAGAGCTTGCTGGAAGCGGTTGGTCTGCTGCGGCAACACCGGCGTGGGTCCGAATGAACTATGCGGCACCATGGAGGGCGACGCAATGTCTCGTTAGGGCATGGGCTCCGGACGCTTGGCTACCACGCACAGCGCGGGACTTTCAGATTAGGGGCATACGGTCAGGCGAGACCACAGTGTTGCTTACGGTTACAGGTCAAACGGGTTGGGCTGGAAACGAAGTAAGAACTTTTAGCTTCGAAAACGAAGAAGTGTTTGATTCTTACGAAGTGAATATCACAGCAGTCCAAGGCAGCGGACATCCTGTTACGGGTTATATTAGATTCGAAACAGGTTGGACAAGCGGCGAATAGTGCTGTAGAGGGAGGATAATCAATGAGCAAAATAATAGCAATGACCCGCAATCAGGTAGCGGATATAGGATTACCAAACGAGGTGCAAATCACGGCGCTATATTCCGGCATTACATTTACGGCAGGGATATCTATATCCAAAAGCTACCATCACAGCGATTTCCAACCACGTCAAGAAGCCGATGTAAAAAAAATGCTTCAAATTGCCGAAGGCGGATGGACGTGGGGCGCACAACCTGCGGTAATGCGGTGGCGGCGCAATGGGAAAGAGTATGCGACCGCCTGCGCGATACATTGTATGCCGCATGATAAGCATTTGCATGGTCAATGGTCGTTTAGGATAGAAGGCTCTAAGTATCAACTTAACGGTCTGAAAACCTACGGACATTTCTGCCTACATTATGTGGACTCAAAGAAAATAAGATGGATGACCCGCCAGGATAGCGCTGCATGGTGGACGAGCATGGAAAACGCGGTTCTCAAAGCCGTGCTTCTGGCCAACCCAAAAGAAGAGAAGGAGGATAAAAAAGTGACACAAGAAGAATTCGACACCATGATGAATACATGGATGAACGAGCGTGCACAGAGGGATGTGAGTCTGAGATTCGACGACCGGGAGCCGTGGGACAAACTCGTCGGCGAAGGTGTTATTGCCGGAGCCCGTCCGCAGAGCTTTATAACGCGGGAGGAAATGACGCTGCTCTTGGGTAAGCTTAATCTCATTGTCGTGGATGGGTAGGAGGTGTGACAAAATGCAAGACCATGTATGTCGTTACACGGAAGAGATAATAGAAATGAAGGCCGAAATTCGAGCAATTATGGCCTCGCTGGGCGACAACAAGGAATTGGTGAAAACTACGAACGCGATGGCCATAAACTTGGAGTTA